CATTGATGTCCAGAGGGCCGTATTTATCTTCGCCATAGGTCAGGCTTTCAAATTGGAAGCGGCCTTCGCTGTTGATGAATTTATCGACTTCGCCGGTCTGGGTATCGAAACGCAGTTTGTTGACTTCGATTTTAGACGGAGCAATCGTACCGGTCGGATTGATAAACGCACCGATTTGCAGGTTGGTCACAAGGTTGACCAATTCGTTCAACTTAACGTTGTAATCAATGTTTTCTTTCCATTGCAGCAGGAATTTATCCAGCGTAATGCTGCTCTTGCCCAAAGAAAGCTTGGTCAGGCCGTCTTCCGTTTCGGATTGGAAGCGCAGGTTTTCCAAAGACACATCGCCTTTGTCGGCCAATTTGACTTGCAAAGACGGCGCAAGATAATCGTGACGATAGCTTTTGAAGCCTTGGCTGTAATCGGTATTGCCGCTAAAGCCTTTCCAGTTGAGCTTGATACCTGAGAGCTCTTCATAGTCGAAGGCAGGGATATTGAGGCTGAGTTTGCCGTCGCCGGAAAGGTAAACCGTATTGGTCATAGTCAACGGCGTTTGCTGGCCGAAGAAGCGGTCTAAAACTTTTTTGGTTTCCGGATGGTATTGGAACTCGGTTTCCACGTGCGCACGCGTGCCGAAGCCGCCGGCAAACGGGCCGTGTGTCACATGGTTAATGACCGTAATCGGCTCTTGCAGGACGGTTTTCAAATTGTCCGGCAGGTATTTTTGCGTATTTTGAAGCAGGGTCGGCTTGAGGCGGATGACGGTCGTCTCAGTTGAACTGAACCAGCCGCGATCGTATTGGTGGGACTCAACGGTCAGGAAACCGGATTCCTGCAACAGCTTTTGTTGCTCGGTCAGGCTTTCTTCCGCTTTGACACCAAGATAATAAGGCGTGCCGAGCGCAGCGGCGACAACGACGGCGGCAGTCGGGATAAGATACTTTTTCATCACTTCAAACAGATTAGGTTCAAAGCGTAAAGCATAGCATTTTTTAGCTGTTTTGTCTTATCCGCCGTTTCAGACGGCCTTTAGGTAAAGATTGTGATATTATGCAAACATAAACGATTTTTACACTTTTGGTGGGCCTTACCCTGTCTGCCAAATGTCATTAAAGGTTTGCAAATGCTTTTATTCATTGAAAACTGTTATTGCCGTTCGCGGTAGTTCGTATTGAATCTTATCGTTTTGAAAAATCTGAATTTAACGCTTCTTCTTGTCCGTTGTTGTTCGCGCTAGTGCGTGGCAATCCTTGAAAAAAGTGGGTATGATTGTGGGTATCCCCTCACACATACCCGCTTTTTTTATGCTTAACGATACCCAAATCAGAAAGGCGAAACCAGCCGAAAAGCCTTATAAATTAACTGATTCCAACGGCCTGTATATCGTAATAAATCCGAACGGATCAAAACTGTGGCGTTATCGCTTCAGAATCGATGGAAAGGAATCCGTCTTTTCTATCGGCGCATATCCTGAAGTTTCATTAGCCGAAGCGCGTGAGAAGCGCAAGGAAGCGCGATTACTTGTTCAGCAGGGTATTAACCCAGTAAAAGACAGGGCAGACAGGAAACGCCAAAACACGCGCCAAAACAAAAACACGTTTCAGGCGATTGCCGAAGAATACTTTGCGACCAAGACAATCAGCAAAGGCAGTATTAAAGCCGCTCAAAGTATGCTTGAGCGTTATGCCTATCCGATCATAGGCGATACACCGATAACTAAAGTTACACCACGGCAAATCATGGAATGTTTAGACGTTTGCAAAGATAAGGGCGTTATCGTTTCAGGCATCTATACGCGCCAACATATGAGCGCAGTGTTCTTATATGCAATCCGTACAATGCGGGCCGAAGTTGACCCTACTCTTGCATTTGCCGGTTATCTCAAACGCCCTGAAATAACCCACGCCAAAGCCATGACCGTTGAGCAAATCAAGGCGTTCAAGAAAAGTCTGTCTGAGTATAACGGTTCGTTTGTCGTTAAAAAGTCCGTGCAGTTGCTACTTTACACAGCCGTCAGGACGATTGAAGCAAGGCGCGCGGAATGGGTCGATATTGACCTGCAATCGGGGATTTGGCGGATTCCTGCTAACAAGATGAAAAAAGCGCGATTACACATTGTGCCGTTATCGGATCAGGTTATTGAGATTCTGAAAGAGTTGCAGGCATTCACTGGCTCAGGTCGCCTACTCTTCCCAAATAGCAGACGGCCTGATGATATGATTTCAGCGACCACAATCAACAGGGCTTTAGAGTATATGGGGCTGACTATTTCCGGGCATGATTTCCGCGCGACACTCGCAACCAATCTGTCAGAGATGGGTTACGATCATGAGCATATCAAGGCGCAGCTTGCCCACGCTAAAGACAATCAGACAGACGCGGCCTATTTTCACGCAAAATACATTACGCAACGTCGCCAAATGCTTCAAGATTGGGCTGATTTTATAGATTCGCTTTAAGTTTATTTCATTAAAATCAGTGTGTTATATATTTTTTAATAAATTTGTCAAAAAATCTCTTGCATTGCCTCATCTAAAGAGGTAATATACACACATGGACAGACAACAAGTTCTGCCAAATATGACTAACCAACTGACCGCCTACGGGCGGATAGGAGCAAAAAATGAAAGCAAATCTTTTAAAAAACATGAGCAGCGAGGCACGCGAAGTTCTTTTTTCTAAATTCAATCCTGAAAATGACTACATTTTCCAAGCATTAAAAAAAGCTCAAGCCGAATTTGACGAAAAACTTAATCAAGCCGCCCAACCTCATGGATTCTTTGGCCGCGCGATGATTGATGAAAAATCTGTTTTAGGCGAGGCTGACTTTTTTAAATACCAACGCATCGGCAAAATTCTGGCAGCGCGCGAAGAGATGCTCTTAAAAAGAAAAAACCTTATTTTAAATTTCTTGGGCTTTTTTAATTAATTTTCAATACTGCCGCCTCCGGGCGGCAGAAAGGTCAAAAATGAAATTCTTAATAAATGTTATCAAAACGGAAAAAATTGAAGTAAAACGCCAATATGAAACTGTTACCCGATTCGACCGGATCAATACAGGCGAAACAAAAGAAGTAGAATTTAAACCCAAACAGAATCTATTAATTGTAGATGGCGAAGAGTTTAAAGTTTGCGAAGTTTTGGCGAAATCAATCAAAATCGGAAACGAAGATATTAAAACTGCCGAACTGATGACTTATAAAGATGGCCAGCAACATTTATTCTACTCGCTTGATGTGCTGGCCTTTTGGGATAAATTTGATGATTTACAATGGGGCAAAAAAGTATTTGGCGGTTATATCGCTAAATAACAAAGCCACCTGATTTATCAAGCGGCTTTTTGAGGGTTTTATGGCAAAAAGTAGAATGAGTATTACGGAGCGGCTTAAAAAGAGCCAAAAAAGAGAGGCGCGCCGCGATATGGCGCATGATTGGGCAGATAAGTGGGAGCAGGATTATTTGAGCCTACTCTCTCAAATCAAACAGGCAATCAGCAAAGGACATGATGACGAGCTTATCGACTTATTTGCCGATTTGCGCGCCTTGCAACAGCCTAAATTTGAGGCATTGCATCGAGTGATTGACGAGCTTATTACACCGACACGGGAGCTTATATGATTGATAACATGGAGCTTGGTTACACACCGGCAAACCTAAAAGCCCTGCGACAACAGCATGGACTAACGCGACAGAATGTTGCCGATATTACAGGCTCAGCGCTGAAAACCGCCCAAAAGTGGGAAACAAGCCCAAGCATGAGCAGTTTTGCGAATATGCCGCACACTAAATGGCTTAAATTGCTTGAATATATAGAGAATAAATGAGAAAAAGGCCGCCTGAAATCTCAGACGGCCTTTGTTTATTGAAGAGTATCAGATAACGCCTTATGCCGCGCCTTGCAATCATTGTACAAGCCAATAACTTGCAATGACCACGGCAACACATCCGCGCCTGTTCCGCCCTCAAGTTTAGGCAGATTCGGGCATGGTTGCACAAGGTCAGCAGGCGGTTTAATTGCCGTCGGCAATGGCGGCATTGATGATTGACAGCCCATCAGAATCAAGACAGGTATTCCGAAACACAGGCTTTTCAACAATCTTCTGCACTTGCACATAACGCACCCTTTCCTTTTCTTCTCGCACGGCCTTGCCGGTCTGATACGCGGCGGACGATTCGCGGTCTTGTTTCGCTTTCTCAATCGCGGCGTCTTTCAGACGGCCTGAAATTTCCGCCGCCATTGAATCACGTCCGCGCCGGTATTGGGCGGCATGGTCGTATTGCCACGCGCCCGCAATCAGCACAAAACCAATCACGATCAGAACCAGTTTCCAGTTTTTAAGTAGCAGGCTGTTCATAAGTTTTTAACATCGCTTGATAGTTTTTAATTTCGCTTTCGGCAAACTCAAACGCTTTAAAATCGGCGTTTTCGCTCGCTTCTTTGCTTTTGGCTTCCCATTCGGCGATACGCGCTTTCATAAATTCGACAGGATTCATGGCTACTCCTTAAACGTGCAAGCCAGGCAAATAGACAGTCTTGCCGCCTTTCTTGGTCGCTGTCATGATTTGGTTACGCATTGGGCTGTTACGGCGGAAACCTACATGCACCCATGCGCCATCACCACGTTCAGGAAACTCAAGAATCAACTGGTCAAAGGTCAGTTTGCCCTCGTCCCGCATTTTGATTAAAAGTTTCGCAAATGCCAAAGAGGTTAGGCCTACTGCATCACAGTCAGCCGCCAAGCCGAAACGATGGGCGGACGTTGGACTACCGCCTACAAGCTTGTTCACGCGCTCACTGCGGAAACAGCTTGTAACGATAATTCCGCGGCCAACATAGGCGCGGATTTTCTCAAGCTGTTGCGCTGTGTAATAGATGTTGTCCATTTCGGCATTAGACGGCGTGTTTGGCACACCAGCACGGCGGGCGGTTTCGCTTCGTGTCAGTTCTTTTAAACTAAAGTTTTTCGTGATTTGCATTTTTACTGCTCCATTTAAAAAGGCCGTCTGATTTCAGACGACCTGTTGTTACTCTTTGCTATCGATAAATTTGTCAGCCGTTTTCTTGACCCATTTTTTCATCAAGCCCGGGGCAAGGGTTTTCACGGTATCCATGGCGTGGCCTGTCAAAATGCCGACAAACGCGCCGGCAATAGCGCAAGTCCAAACTTGGTTAACCATCAAAAACCGTTCCACTACCGCCGCCGCTGCCACTGCCGATACAACCGCCTCAAAAAC